TTAAATTCATGTAATTTTTTTCTTAATTTATTATCATAAGGTACATCATTCTTTATATCACTTAATTGAAATAATTTTTCAGTAACATAAAAAAGACATATTCTATTATCTTGTTTTTTATTTTTCATTTACACCTCCTTTAAATTTAACCAATCATACCCCATCTTTAACTCTGTGTCAAGCGGGATGTTAAAATCTATGTCATAGCGTTTCTTTAATGAATCAATTACTTCCTCACACCCTTTAAACAGACACCATTTAACATCATCAATTTCATCCTTCATTGCATCAACGACAATGGAATCATGAACCGTATTAATTAATTTACTTTTAAGTTTAAATCTTTTCATCATATTAAAAATATTTATGCATGCTATTGGCACTATATCAGCCGTAGCAAAGCCCTGTACAGGATAATTTTTAATCTGGGTACCATAGCTCGACCCACCCCAGACCTGCCTTTGAGCATATGGAAATGCGTATTCTCGGCCATTAGGTAACCGCACCAATTTATATTTTATGGCATCTGTTTGTAATTGTTCATGCCATTTAGCTATGCCCTCATATTTTTCCTTAAAGGCGGTATAATATCTTTTTTCATCATCCGTACCCGTAGTACCACCATATAATGGCTTAAAGGTATGTGCCTTTGCATCTTGCCGTGATACACCGATGACATCTGCCGTATATTGATGAACATCCACGCCATTTTTTATATCTTCCATACCTTGTTTGTCTTGTGCTAGAAATACAGCCGTTCTAAACTCCAATTGTGCAAAATCTATCTCTATAATACTGCCATTTTCAAATCGTGACTTGACCACCTTACGAATAGGAAATGTTCCCCCTCGTGGTTGGTTTTGAAAATTAGGGTCTCTACTTGATAATCGTCCTGTTGACGTTACGCATTGCATGAATTTTGGATGCAAAAATCCATTACTATCCGTATGATTTGATATACCCGTAACAAATGTTTTTAAATACATATCCACGGCACTGTATCTAGTAATAGCTTTAATGAAATCCACTAAATCTGGTTTAGCGTTATCCAATAATTTCATTAATGTAACCTTATCCGTCTTAAATCCACCTTCTGATGTATCCATAATGCCTCTTGGTTTCTGGCGAAACCCTGCCAGTTTATCTTCATTATGATAAATAACACCCTGACCACTGCATGTATCACATTTTGTTAAATTTTTATATGGGTCTCCATTAACCTTATATTTTTGATAAACTCCTTTACCCATACAATCACTGCATTGGGCTGCTTTTGTTTGATAAATATCTTTTGTATAAGCTCGTACTGCCATATCAAATTGTTTTTTAGATAAACGGGGTCGCTTTTTACTTCGCTTTGTAAAAGGGTCAATGCCAATATTAAAAAAATTAGCCCATTGCTTCTTGTCCTTTACTTTTCTTCCATAAATTAACCATGATAATTGTTCTGGACTTGAGGGGTTAATAGGCGTATCGCCCATCATATGCCATATTGTTTTGTCAATATACGTACGTAATTCCTCATGTTCCTTTATAAATTCCTTTTCAACTTCCTCTAGGGTATTTGTATCCACGTAAATGCCGTTACGTTCCATTTCAATTAAGGACAATAAAAATTCATTCATCATCTTAATAGTGGCAATTAAATTTTTATTACGTGGTAACTTTAAATCCTTTAATTGGTCATCTATTAAAGATTGTGTTGCCTTAACATCCTGCCTGCCATATTTTTCTACAACATTCCAAGGTATGGTTTCAAATCCAATATTCTGCTTTAAGTATATGTCAATAATGTCCGACTTTTGTGTAATATTCCTGCGTCTGCATATTTCTTTTAAGGATAATTTCTTTTTTAATCCCCGTAACAGCACGTATTCCGCTATCATGGTATCATACACACGCCCTTCATACTTAAATCCACATTCATAGAGCCATGCTAAATCAAATTTTAAATTATGACCCACGAGTAATTTAGTTTTATCCAATATTTCCTGTACGGCTTTATAGTTTTTAGCAATATGAAAATCTTTATATGTTTTATGAAACATGCAAAAATACTCATCATTGATACCAACACTGACCAGTTGATTATCTTTTTGAAAAGGTGACGGGTCTAGTTTTCCTGTTTTATCCCTAACAAAGGTAGTTTCTACATCAACAACTGTTATCATATTAAATCTCTATAAAATAATTTCTTTTTTTGCGATAAAGGCATATCATGTTTTTCATAATATTGCAAGAGTTTTATTCTATCTTCTTTATTTCTTTTATATTTATTCCACCTAGAAATTTCACTCGTATGACTGTATATAAAATTTGATGCTTTTAAACTAGAGCCTAATTCAGATTCTAATATATAACTTTGTATTCTTTCATATCCTAAATATTTAGATGCCTTTGCACACATAGAATATAAAAAAGAACAAGCATTTTCTGTTCCATCTGTACATAATCTTGTTACTTCAATTACTTTTGACTGGTCATAATGCCTGCTGATTGGTCTTCCTGAAACTGCAACACCAATTAATTTTTCTTTGTATGTACATCCAATACTAAAACGATGACCTTGTATCTCATCAATATGCCGATGATGTTTTTTAATAAATTCATTAGCTTCAACCAATTCTAAATGAACTACTTTAAACATCATACCTTGATAATTGTGGGTTAATATAGGAGATAATTTCCGCATGAACACCATTAATTTTATTCTTACTAATATTTAATTGTCGCAGGGTTTCATTGGGGTTACTTGTATCCTGTCTGCCAATGCCAATAATTAAATCCGCCTCTGCCGCTTTTCCTGTTTTGCTGTTTTCCATCATGTCAAACGATAAATTTAATTTATTATGACCATCTGCCGATGCCTGTGATAAAGCTATGACGCATATATCATGGCGTTTAGCCAGTTCCCTTATGCCTGTATAGATGGCACGAAGTTTTTCATCCGTTCGTGCAAACGTACCAGAGATATTAACCTTATCCAACTGGTCAATGATAAGAATGTCCACCTTGTGGCTGTCTAAATAGGAATTAACATCATCCAATGTCCAATCCACCGTGTCAAGTAACGTAATATTACCGTTTATTTCAGACCATAATTCACTGGCTTTTGCCGTATTATCCCTTATTTCATCCCGTGTCATGCCTGTATGGGCGTTAATCAGTCTCATTTGTGTACGAACAGCCGGCTCTTCATTGATAAGGGCACACACTTTAGCACCTTGACTGGCAAAACCACCTTCATTTGCAACCAGACTAACCCAAAAGGCAGTCTTGCCTGTCTCTGGCCTAGCAAAAAATATTGCTAGATTGCCCTCACCTACGCCGGACACCTGTTCTTGCAATGAATGCAAATTAAATTTCCATTTTGTCGTGACATCAATTAAATCCAATAGTTCACTGACATTTGATGTAACCGCCTCTTCATTGCCTTCCTCAATGATTTGAGGATTATCCAATAAATTCTTTATCGTGCTAAAATTCTCTGCTTTTCCATTATATATGTCCGTAGCCATGACAGCAATGCGATGAGCAAGGTTACGCCTGTGCAATGATTCAATGATGTCACTGATGACATTTTGATTTGGCTCTTGTTCATCCCTTAATTCATTGACTAATTCATTAAAATTATGCTTTGAGGCACGTGTCAAGGCGGGATTATATTTTTCCGTATGCAATACGGACAGTTCATCCAATGATAAATCTGTATCATATTCATCATGGGCTTTTTGTATTGTTTCAAAAAAATTTCCAACACCATTAGTAAATAATGATTTGGATAATTTACCTTTATGCTCTTTATAAAAATTTTTTTTTAAACAAAGGGTTAGTAATTGTTTTTCTATCATATTTATGTTTATATCATATTATTGCTTCTGTGTCAATTTAAGTTGCCTTAAAATTTCTTTCATTCTTTTTGTTTTTGTTTTATCTTTCCAATGTTTTATATAGAACTTTGCAGCTTTTCTATCAAGTATGCATGGTGCAGTATCAAGTGGCCAAGTTTTTAAATACGTAATATACATTTTATCACGTGAAGTGTAAAGAGAATGTTTTTTTTCACTTAATTTTAATTTTTTATACTCCCCCGTGTTACTATATACACAATGGCAATATTTTTTCTTTTCCATCACGAACCAAGATATGTACCACAGTTAATCAGTTTCCACATCTTCTTTCCATTCTCCCCAAAAATCTGATTCATCTTTTTCAATATCAATTGTTTCTTTTTCAAATAATTTTGATATGGGTATGACCACTCCTAGTGACCGATAACCATCACCACCTTTTCGTGTACATGTATCTTTATATTTATCAACAATTTTTTGTAAACGAGACACTTTAAATAAAATAGCACAGTGTATATGATTACCCCCTAAATCCAATCCATGTATCCAAAAATCTGATTCAGTGCTTTTTTTACATACGCCACTAGGCTTTCCATTACATTCATATTCTAGAAAAACATTTCCTGTATTCATCCATCGGTCTCTCTCACATTTCATTTCCAATTTAGAATTTACCAGTACATTACGTACTTGATTTTCAAATATTTCCCCATATCTTAAATCTTTATCAAACTTTTTATTTATCTTTAAATTGTCTGTTGTCATAAAATTCCCTCAATTTTTTTTCCTTATTTTTATCCTTCCACTCATTGGAGGGAGATTTTTCGTGTGAAATTAATTCCTCGTAATACTCTTTAACGGTATTATTCTTAAGGTTATCA